ATGGCGTTGAGCAGGTCGGCGCGGTACGGTCCCCACGGCTCGACCGAGATCAAGGCGGCCCATTCGCTGAGCTCGGCGCTGGTCATGCGATCGCCCAGATCGGCGACAGTCATGCCAAGATGCCCGGCCAGAGCGAAGAGCATTCGCCTGGTCGGGTTGGTTCTTAGTTTTTTTCCAGCTCGTCCACATCCGCCTTGGTGATCTTGTTCAGGCGCATGGCGGCGTCGAAGATGCGATCGAGTGCCGAGGCAGGCAGCTCGCCGAGCGAGGGAATGTCGCTGTCGGAAAACAAACGCTTGCCCGAGGCGTCACTGATCGAGACGCTGGCAAGCCTGGCGCGGATGTTGACAAGCCGAGCCGAGCCCGACTTGTCCAAGCTGGCCTGCTCGAAGGCGTCCCTTTCGCTGGCTGTCATCTCGCGCAAATGGACGGTGCCGCCCCATTCCGGCACCGTCATCTCCACAACCTTCCCGCCCTTCTTGGACAGGATTTCATCCCGGCTTAAACTCATCGCCCACCCTCATCAGACAGCGGTAACCTGCATGGTCACCGTGAAACGCAGCGCCTCGTCACCCGCACCAACGGTCGGGTCAGTCACTTCGGAGATGTAGCCCTGATAGGAGATCAGGCTGTCGATTGCCGAGCCGGGGAAGTTCAGGCTCAGCGTGACGCTGTTGTAGCCGATGCTGGAACCGGTGACGGTCGCCTGCCAGTCCTTGATGGTCTTCAGGTCGTTCGTGGCGGTTGCCGTGTCATCGAGGAACAACTCGAACTGAACCGTGCCTGGATCAACGCGGCTGGGCAGCCGCTTGATGACATAATCTGCCAGGGCGGTGATGTCGGCCATGGCCACCGTGCGGGTTGCGCCGGTGACGCTGATGGCCTTCAAAGTGATCGCCGTGCCGGTTGCCGGCGTGAGCGTTGCGGTTGTTCCCTGGGGAAGAACGATTGCCATGACAAACTCCTTATTCTACGTAGGTGCCTGTGATCTCTAGCGAAATAATACGAGCCGACTCGTCCGAACCATCCTGATAGACCTCGTTCGCGCTGGCTTCATCCTCCACCCGCCAACTGTGCAGGAAAAGGCTCCCAACAGTCTGCCGGCTTGGAGTGGCGGCAATGTTGCTGGCGATCCAGTTGGCGGTCGCCTGGGCAGTGGCGCGTGTCTCACCCACCACGGTCACCTGCACCCGCTCGGTTGTCGCCATCACCGTGCCGTCGATGGTGCGCTGCCGCTGCCTGCTGATGCTCTGATAGACGGCGTAGGGCTGGCTGGTGTTGCCTTGGCCTGTCTGGTCTGGCGAGATCCCGCCAGGCAAATAGGTGGAGTAGCCAGTCCTTCCAGCTAAATAGGTGCGCACAGCTTGGCCTAGCACCGACATCAGAGCGCCTCCAGCAGTGCCTGCCGGCGGTTAAAGATGCGCACCTGCTGCTCCTCGAACACTTCCCTGGTGTCCTTGATCATGGTCGTGGTGTTGGATCCGAGAACCTTCTGCAGGACGCCTTTTCCCGGAATGAACCGCATTTTCCCGGTGCGCCAGAATTTGGCGTTGAAGCCACGCTCGAAAAGATGCCAGTAGTTGCTCGGCTTCACCCGCACCATCACATTGGTTTGCAGCGTGTGGTTGCGGGTCGGCTTGTGCCACTTCTTGAACGCCATGCCTATCGACTGGCGTGAAGGACCGATAATGGCGTGCACCACGCCCTGCTTGCTTGTGAGAACCCGCACGGCGACCGATTTCTTGAGCTGGCCGGATGTGCCGTAGGTTAAGACCTTCTTGCCATTGAACAGGGTGCGGTTGCGTCTGGTTGGAAGCAGAGTTTTGATTTCGCTTTTCATCCTGGTGCCAGATTTTCTGGCAGCAACTCTAAAAATCGAATTGATGCTTAGGCCAAGCGCTCGCATTTGCTGAGTCGCTTCCTCAATGCCGGTCACAGTCATTTTGCTGGTCCGGCTCATCACCCATTCTCCTCGGCGTCGATCTCTAGGCTGATGCCGCGCTCCTCGGTGTCCCGCACGCCGCGGATGTTCAGTTCACGGCTGCCGAAGATGATGCGATGCTCGGCGGTTACATCGGATCGGTGACGAATGAGCACCCGGTGCGTGATGTCCGACTGCTGCTGGTTGGCGAGCTGGCTTTCTCCGGCGCTAACCGGCATCACCTTGCCCCAGACGGTGGCGTAGGTCGCCCAGGTGCGGGTCGGCTGGCCGTAGCTGTCCACGCTGTCGGTTGGCGACTGCAGCTCCAGACGGTGCCTCAGCTCGCCGATGATCACTGGTAGTCGCCCGAGGAGTAGATCTTCAGGATGCTGTCCACAGCAAGCGGCACCTCGCCGCCGAATCCAGGCTGCACCGCTGCGCGATTCTCGTACCAGTGCGCCACCAGCAGCTTGATGCACTGCACCAAGAGCGGCGGCACATTGGCCGCGGCGGCGCCATGGCCTGCGACAAAATCCACCTCGACGGCGTTGGCCTTGCCGTTCTCGGTGTTTGGCCAGGTGTCCATCGGCGTCAGGTGCAGCATCGGCGGGTTGCTGTCGAGGCCGAGCTCGAAGTCCTCGGCGGCGTAGGTCAGCGTCTGCTGGTTGCCGTCGACATCGTAGTAGCGGATGCGCGGCATGGCGTAGGCATAGCCGCCACCCGAGGCGATCTGCGAGGCCGGCTGCCTGGGCAACTCAATCGGCCCGTCCGGGAAGTAGTCCAGCGTCAGCCGGTAGGTGGTGTTCACCAGCGTGCGGCGCGTGTGCCGCTCGACATAGTCGCGCGCCCCGGTGATCAAGGCGGCGATCAGCGAATCGTCGGTGCTGTGATCAACGCGGAGGTGGAGCTTCATGTCGCTGGTCGACACTGGCTCCACCGCCGGCGCTGTCAGTACCTTGAGAGCCACTAGCGCTTGCTCCGCTTGGCGGCCTGCTTGGCTTCCGGTGTTTCCACCGGGCGCAAGGCGGGATCACTCGATTTGTCCACACGGATGGCGATGCCGGCGGCGACGATCCGCGCAGCGTCCTCATCGTCCGGGTGCGCCCAGATGTCGCCAGGCATGTAGGTGCCAAGCGGACCCGTGATGCACTCCAGAAGCTGAATTTCCGTCGCCATTGCCGTGTTCCCCGATCCGTGTGGACTATCAGCCAGCCGTCAGGCTTATGCCTGCACCAGGTGCTTGATGGCACCCGAGGCGAGGATCTTGCTGTCGGTGCGGGCCCATGCCTGGAAGCCGACGGCGCCGTTGGCGGCGTACAGCTCGTCCAGCCGCTGGATGCGGATGTTGGCCACATCGCGGATCAGGAACTTGTTCATGGCGCCGAAGACCATGGTCTTCAGGCCGGTGGTGATGGCGTTGTTCAGCGAGTTGCTGATCACGACCGGGAAGCCGTGCACGCGAATCTCGCCGGGAACCCTGAAGGACTCCTGGAACAGCGGCTGGCCGTTGCTGTCGACCAGCTTGCGCACATACAGCCACACGCTGTCGTGCATCACCAGGGCGCAGGAAGGGTCCTGCCGGTAGGCGATGTCGACGCTGTGAATGAGATCGAGGATCTCATTGCTGGTGATGGCCGTCGCGCTGGCGGTCGTCTTGCCAGCGGTGCTGGCGGCGATGCCTTGCGGCTGGCTGCTGCCGGTGCCGGTTGCGGCGTAGTCGGCCATGATCCGGCCCAGGCGCTCGCCGAGCAAGTCGCCGATGTAGCCTTCCAGATCGACGGCGTTGTCATCGAGGAGCTGCCAGCTTACCTTGAGCGCCTTGGAGCTCATGGTGTAGGCGTTCAGCGTGATCTGGCCGAAGGTGGTATCGGCCACGGTGACCGAGCCGTTTTCCGCCAACAGCTCACCCTTGGTGGAGGTGTCATCGTTGGTCGGGATCTGCAACGGCTCGCCGCTTTCGGTGCGCAGCACCTGCGCGTATTCGCGCAGCGGGTTGAAGTACAGCAGCGCCTTCTCGATGCGCTCGATCAGCACGGTGGGAACCGAGTAGCCGCCGAGGCTGCCGGTGCCTGCCACCTGGGTGGCGGTGCCGCGCTGCTCCAGATCACGCTTGCTGCGGGGTGCCTCGTCGAAAAGGCGCACATTGAAGTCGCGGCTGCGCAGGTTCACGCCAACTCGCTCAGCGGCGGCCCGGTGCGCGTCGGTGGCGCGACCGTTGCCTTCGAGGAACCAGCCGCGCATGGCGAGCTTGCGGTCCTTGTTCCAGTTCTTGTCGTCGAGATCCTTGACCACATAGGGAACCTTGATATCCATCGGCGCACTCCTCCGAGTGGTTTGCTTTTCCAATTTCTCCAGGAGGCTGGCGCAACGCGCGCCCACCTCATCCAATTTCCTCTGGGCTTCGGCAGCTTGCCCGGCTTCGCCGGCATTCTGCGCCAATTGTGATTCGTCGGGCGAGGCAGCCACGGCTTCCTCTACCGCCATAAGCCTGGCGTCGAGATCGGCCACGGCTTGGGTCAATGCGTCCATCTGCGCCTGCTCCTCTGGAGTCAGTGCGCGGATCTGATCGACAAGAGCGGCACGCTCCTCGGTCAGTTTCTTGATCTCATCAATCTTCGACATGTTTGCCTCCTGTGATTTCAAACCTAAAACCTTGGCAGCACGATGACCGTGCGATGCAAGCCACCGCGCGCGCCTTGTCTCAAAGTCCATCTGCCGCAGGCCGCGCAGGGCGACAGTGGTGTCCGGGTAGGCCGGGATGCTGACCACGCTGACCTCATGCAGGTCGATCTGGTGCAGCGTCCTGACCGCGTTTCCTTCCTCGTCCTTGTCCCAGGCGTCGCCACCCGGCGGCACCATGAAGCCGAAGGACATCTGATTCACCACCCCGCTGCGGACCAACTGGCGCAGGTCATCGGCGTAGCTGACGCCTTCGGGCAGCTCGATCTCCACTCGCAGGCCGCGCTTGTCGCTGCTGAGGCGCAAGGTGTTGTTGGTGGTGCGTGCGAGCGGTTGGCTGGTGTTGTGGTCCCACAGGGCTCGGATGTCGGCATTTTTCTCCAGGCTGGCGTCGAACGCTCCGGGATGAATACGCTCCTTGAAGCCGCCGAGGTCTTCACTTATGGCTGGCGAATAGACGGCGGCGTAGCCGACCAGTCGGTTGCCTTCTTGCTCCAGCTTGCTAGTTCTTTTTTCGAGCATTGCCGCCTCCTCGTTTGCGCTGTGGAGCATCTGGCGCAGGAGCCGTGTTTGGCTCGACAGCTACAGGCTTGACCTCAATGGTTCCAAAAATCTTCTGTAGCGTTGTCGCATCAATGAACGGGAAGGCCGCTTCCGCCAAAGCCTTTGCCGTTGCCAACGGGATAACGCCTGTGCTTGCCTGCAAGACGATGTTGAGCAGGCTTTCCACTTGGGCACCATTGAGCGCCGTTGCTGCGACATCAATTACTGGAGCCCCGGCGCCGGCAGGGGTGGAGTCTGCGCTGGGCGAAGGCGCGGGGGCCAGCGCCGGGGTTGCCGTTGGAGCCGACGGCCCGGTCGGCGCATCGAGCGGTTGCATGTTCAGCGGTTGCAGGTACTGGTCGCCACCATCGATCGGCGGCAGGTTTTCCCGCTCGCGAATCTCGTTGGTCGACAGAATGCCCCAGTTCTTGGCCAAGGCGTACACATCAAACCGTGTCTTGATGTCGGCCCGCAGCAGGCCCTCGATGAGGTGCTCGAAGTAGAACTGCCGGCGCTCGACGCTGTTGAGCAGTTTGATCTGCAGTTCTTGCTCGAAGCGGATCAGCCAAGGCCTGAGCGTCTCGGTGTAGAAGGCTTGGTTTTCGGCCTCGATGCTGCTGTAGGTCTGGCCGGTGTTGTCCCTTAGCTTGCTGCTTGGCACATTGAACCAGCGCGCCACCTCGGCCACCTGGAACTGCCGGGTCTGCAGAAACTGAGCGTCATCCGGCGGCACACCCAAGGCCTGCCATTTCATGCCTTCTTCGAGGATGGCGATGCGGTGCGCGTTGTCGAGGCCGCTGTGCAGGCGCTCGTAGTCGGCCCGCAGCCTTTGCCTAGCGTCATCACTCAGCCGGCCCGGATGCTCCAGCACGCCGGAAGGCCTTGCTCCGGTGCCGAATAGCTTGGCGCCAAACTGCTGCGCGGCGATCGTCAGGCCGAGGCTTTCCCTGGCGGTGCGGATCACCGAGTAGCCGACCAGCCCGTCGCCGCCGAGTCCGCGCAGGTGGATGACATTGGCGCCGGCCAGCGTGACATGGCCGCCCTTGGGTTGCGTGACCTTGTAGTAGACATTGCCGTCCATTTCCCGGTACGGCTCCACCCGATCCGGCGACAGCAGCCACAACGCCACCGGCGTGTTGTCGCTGACACGGCGCTCGATCTCGGCGTAGCCGTTGCCGTAGGTCAGCGCGTGCGCAAACAGTGCTTCCCGCCAGACCAGCGAGCCGATGCCAGGGCATGGTTCGTCGTGCAGCAGGTTGTAGAGCGGATGGTCGCTGGCCCGGCTGCGGGTGCTGCCTTCCCGGCGGTAGGTGATGAGCGGGAGGCTGGCGGCGCTTTCGCTGATCACCCGCACGGCGGCCCAGACCGTGGCGCAGGTCAGCGCGCTCGATTCGTCGACGCGCACGCCAGCCTCGGTGGTGCGACCACCGAGCAGATCAACCAGCGCCGGATCGCGCAGGTTCACGCTGTGAGTGGCACGCTTCTGGAGGCCGAACAGCTTTTGGATAATATTGGCCATGGCGTGGATTGTGATGCAGTTGCAACACGATCAGCGCCAGACGCAGATGCCCCACTGGTGATAGACGGCACCCAACCGGTCCACCTCATGCCACGCACGCAGCCAAGTCCGCTTGCCAGACCGACACCTGCCCTCGGTGCTGCACTGGTAGTGCACCGTCGATCCCTGCACGCCACCTACCACGACATAGTGGCCGATGCCGTGCGCCGGCGTGGTCAGGCAGATGATCGGTCTGCCGATCTCGGTGAAGCTGTGCAAGTCTTCCCACACCATGCTTCCGGCCAGCACATGGCAGCCGATGGCCCGGAAAAACGCCTCGATGGCGCGCGGGTCGGTGCCGTCGAGACTGTTGCAGTTGAGGATGCTAAAGTGTTCAGGCTTCGGCCTTCGGCGTAGGTGACGCAGCACCACCTTCACGGCGACCAGCCCGCAGTCATGCTCGCCAGACTGCCGCAGGTCCGCCAGATCGATCACAGCATGCCCAGCCCGCGGGACTCGTAGACGCTGCTGCCGGTCACTTCGCCAAGCTGCGCCCTGGCGATGGCCATGATGCCGGCGATGCACACATCGATCTTCTCGGTGCTCTTCGACTTGCTCGGCTTGATGTTGCCGGCGCTGTCGCTCTCGATCACCGCATTGCCCCAGCACCAGCGCTGCACGGGATGGCCATCGTGCCAAACCCTGCCCTGAAGGATCAGCGCCTCGGCAGCCTTGGCCGCGGGTGACATGCTGGCGTAACCCTGGCCGAACGCCACCACCGTCATGCCTTCCGCCTGCAGTTCCTGCGCCAGTTGCGCCGCGTTCCAGCGGTCGATGGCGATCTCCCGGATGCGGTATTCCTTGGCCAGCGCCAGAATGCGCGCCTTGATCTCGGCGTAGTCGATCACCTCGCCATCGATCAGCGATAGGTGGCCGTCCGCGGCCCACTTGTCATAGCGCTGCTTGTTCCGGCGCTCCCGCTCTTTGACTGCACCAGTAGGCGCCCAGGCGAATGGCTTCAAGATGATCTTCTCGTCGTAGGGAAATGCCAGCACCAGCGATGACAGATCCTGCGTGCTGCTCAGATCGAGGCCGGCCCAGCACGATCGGCCCTGCAGATCCGGCAGCGGCTTGGCGCAGGCGTCGAAGCGCTCCATGTTGAGCCAGCGGGTGCTGCTCTCGGTCCACTGGTTCAGGTGCAGCCTGCGGAAGCTTTGCTCCTCAGCCGGCGACACCAGCGCCTCGTTTACCTTTTGGCGGAAATAGTCCGGCTTCACCGACACTCCGTAACCGGGATTGGCCACCTTCCAGGTCGGCTCGATGCGCCAGTCGGCATCGGCGGGTGCCTCGTAGATGACCGGCAGCATGGTCTCATCGAGCTCATGCCCGGCGGCTCGGGCTTCGGCCACCTGCTTGGCTCGGTTGTAGATTTCAAACCAGAGGCTTTCCCGGTCGTAGCCGGCGGTGCTGATCATGATGGTGACAGGCTGCGTGCGGGCCAGCACGCTGGTCGTGAGTGCCTCGTACAGTTCACGATCGGGCCACACATGGCACTCGTCGGCGATGACCGCCGAGCAGTTCAGACCGTGCTGCAGCTTGCCGTCTGCCGCCAGACATCGCAGGAAGCCGCCGGATTTCTTGACAATCTCCCGCCGCAGCACCGTGCAGCGACTGGCCAAGGCCGGGCAGCTCTGCACCATCGCCGCCGCGGTGTCGAACACGATCGCTGCCTGGTCCCGACTGCCGGCAGCGCAGACCACCTCGGGAAACTGCTCGCCATCGGCGAATAGGTGGTACAGCCCGAGCATGGCGGCCAGCGTGGACTTGCCCTGCTTGCGGGCCAGCGCGATCGGCATCACCCGGTACTGGCGCAGGCCGTCAGCCCGCAGCGTGCCGTAGAACGGGCGCACGATGTCACGCCACTGCCAGTCGGCCAGGATGAACGGCGTGCCGGCGTGCTCGCCTTTGATGTGCTTTAGAGACGCTGAGAAGACAGCGACCCGCCGGGCTGCCGGCAGGCTTAGCCGAGGATCTTGAGCAGCGCCGCCGGCGTCTCGTCGCCGCCGACCGCCTCGGACTGGCTTTCCGCCGGCAGGCGTGTCGTGCCGCGTGTCCTCGGGCTCAGGTAGAGGCCGCACAGGCAGTCCCTCAGCCGACTCTCGCACCGCCCGAGCTCGGCGTACACTGGGTGCATCACTACGCCGCCCGCCGCGTTCCTGACGGTGCTGCTTTCCAGCTCGTCCAGTTCCGACTGCAACCGATCGCACCGAGCGGCCAGCCGGGCGGCCAGCTTCACGCTCAGGAGATCCGACCGACCGCCCACGCCCAGGGCAGCCATCGCGCCGATCAGCCATTTGTAGTGCCTCTGCTCCTCGGCCTTCAGGCCCGGCGCTTTGGCTGGCAGCGGCCCACCCGGTCGCATCCAGCCCGTCCGATCCTGCGTTTTCCTTCCTCTACCCATTGCTATCACCAAATATGCCAAGCCTATCGTAAATGGCGGACCAAAAACGCGTTCTGG